AGTCGGCTGATTAGCCATAAACATCTTTCCTGATTTGGTTTCTATCAGCTCCCGTCCTTTTTCTCCAACTTCCAGTAATCCTTTAGGTGCTGATTCCGTTCCTTTGTAGAATTTAGGGATGGGCTGCGCTGCTATTGCTGCTATTTGTACAGCTCCCAAAAGTCCCATTAACAAACCTAATGCAATACCTACGGGTGGTGGTGGTGTTGTATATGCCGCTGTAATTGCAATAGCTGTATTGATGGCTGTTGTTATTATTGCCGCTGCTTTTGCTTTCTTAGCATGTTCTGTTTGTAGTTTAGCTTTTTTCTTATCGTACTTCTCATTTATAACCGCCTCTGCTTCTCTACTACCATTTGTTAAATTTAACTCATATTCCCTTTGAGCTTCTAAATCCATTCTCTCTTTTTCGAGAGATGCCATAAATATCTCGTTTAAGCTGGCAACCGTTTCGTATGCTAATTGTATTTTTAAAGCCCTTACTTCAGCTTCATATTCTTGTTGTATTTGAGTCCTTTCTTTATCATCTCTTGCTGCCTGATCTTTTGCTGCTTTTTCTGCATCTAATACTTCTAAATTATCAGCTATTCTCTTATCCCATTCATCAGCAAACATTTTAGTCAATTCCTCTTCACCGCCCGCAATACTTGCCCAGAACGCCTGCATTTCGGTTTCCATTGTATCGGTGGATTCGTCCAAGTCGCTCTCCCATGATTTAAGCATGGTATTAAATGAATCAATTTGCTCTTTAGTTGCTTCTGGTTTTACAATAACACCACCACCACCTTTATTAAATCCGTCTATTGCTGCTTGTATCTTATCTATATTTTCTCTTGCAACATCGTATTGCGCACCCCAAAATATCTTTTCTTCTCCAGTTTTTGTCTTCATGTTATGAAGAAACAAATCCCTATCTGTGTTTAATCTTTCAAGTAACGATTCTAAATCTTCAATGCTTTTTGATGCTAAGGCGACATCATTTATAACTCTGTTTGTATCAAATAATTCTATTTTTTCCGCCTTTGTTGTTATTGTAAATAAATCAGTCAGTTTGTTAATTATGGCAATCATAGCGGGATCAGCAACAAACTTTCCAATAACTTCTGTAAGATCTCCCCATGCGTTTTTAAGGGATGTTACTGCGCCCGTTCCTACTTTTGCTGCCGCCTCTGCCTGTCCACCTACTTGCTGATTCATTGCATTAACAGCACTATTTAACCTTTCAGAACTTCCTACTGCACCTTCAATTACAATTCCATATCTGCTTAATGCGTTTGTTGAACTTCCTACTGATTTAGCAACCATATCAGCTGCCTGTACTAACCCCATATTTGACTTAGTTGCTAAATCCTGTACTAATGGAATCAGTTTTATTATAGCATCTTCATTAAGCCCTAATGAAGCTAACATCGCTTGAGCTTCTATTGTAGCCTCATCTCCAAATAATGTTATTCTTTGTAATTGCGTTGCCTGATTTAATAGTCTTTTTTGAATATCTGATCTTCCTTTTAATGCCGTTAATAGTTTAGCTTCTGCTTTAGCCTGTTGGTCATAAGCATCCATCCATTTACCCATTGCTCTAAAAGCACCAGCTACAACCGCAGCTAAAGCTATATATCCTAATTTTAATCCACCTAATGCACTCTTATAATTACCTACATTCCTTTGAAATCTACTTATCTGCTTATCATTTGACTTTAATGCTAAAGTATTTTTTTTGATTTCAGTTGATAGTTTTCTAAATTCCTTCTGACCTCTTTTTGTTGTTGTATCTAACAGTTTACGCTTCCTTACTAATGCGTTTGTTCTGTCCATCAAATCTTGCTCTGATCTAACTGTTTTTTTAAGAGCAACATTCATTTTTGTTTCAGCATCTATCTGCTTTTGAACGGCTGTAGCGGCTTTTTTTCTTTGTCTATCAAGTGCTTTTTCGGCTGCTAATTGGTCTTTTTCAACTTTGGTTAATTCCTTTTTACTTTTTACTGATTTGTTTTGTGCTTTGGTTACGGTTTTATGAGTTACACCTTGTTTTTTTAATGCCTTATTTCCATTAATTAAGGTTTCAATATATTCTTTTGTGGCCACATCGAGATTAGTAACGGCTTTATCTGTTTTGATAATGTCATCAATTACCCTCTTTGGTATTATCTCATCTATATTAGGCACGTTTTTTCTTGTTTAGTTTCTCATGTGCTTTAACTCTTTTATCTGCTAATACTTTCAACCTTCCAATTTCTGCTAACTTCATATCTGGCACAAATGCCATTTCCATTATAGAAAAGACTCCCAGAACAATATCCATAAAATCTACCTTTACTTGTGGTTTTTTCTCTTTAAATCTTTCATTGAACTTGTCTAACAATCGCTGGATTTCTTTCTGTAATCTTGTCAAATCGTTAATATTTTCAACTTCAATCCCTGTTATCCGTTTGACTTGCTCGATATAGTAAGGCATGTTATTCTTTTCAGTCCTTACCTTTTGCTTAAATACCAAAGTAAATAATGACCTCTCATTCTGGTTTTGCATCAAGATTGCCATTGTCTTTAACATGGTGTCAAGTATAACAATCTTGTTGTATGCCAGCATCCGATAAACTTCATTATTCAATTCATTGTTAGCTCCTGAAATAAATATCTTTTTAAAGTCCTGGAAAAATGGCTCAGTATCAAACCACCGAACCGGAAAAGGATTAAACCATCGTTTCAACAATGACATATTTTCGGTACGATCTAATTCACCGTAACGCCTTATAGTCATTGTATCTACTGTGTGGATCATTTTAATACTTTCCTTTGCCATAATAAACTCAATGCAGGTACTGTAATCTTTTGTGCTTTCTTCTTGTTGTTAATCCCGAAAATATCAGGCGTGTACATTTTAACTAAGTATTTAGTGACATCTGCAAAGTCAATTATCTTATACTGATCTGATGGCTCAAAAATAATATCCATCTCTTTGTAAAAGTTACCAGTAACGAATAAATCAGGATTTGAATAGCCTTTTTTCTTTGCGTATTGTGGAGTGTATTTTGATGATCCTGTTTTGCTGTTTACAAGTGATCCCCCCTTTGCCGTTTTACTTGCTTTCAGTTGGGCTTTATTCAACTGCAATAACTTCTCATTGTGATCGACTACCTCCGATATATGCAAACTCAAATCAGCTACAAACTGATTACTTCTTTTTCTTAGCTCGTGTATCTGATTTACTGACATCCGGCAATTTGTTACCCATTTTAACCCATCGCTGTTCAGCCGTTAGATTATCGAGCTTACAAGCGGCTTTGTGCCACCGCTTGTAAGCCTGAAAATCTTTAGGTGCTAAATGAACTGCAATATTTATATTACTACTCATTTTTTAAGGTACTAAGAATTTAACCGCCTCACTTAGATAAGTGATATAGGTTGCATCATCTTCATGTGCCTGCAAATAGAAGTATTTACCACTTGCTAAATCAGCAGGCGTGCCGCCTGAGTCTGCTTTTATAGTCAGGGTATACTGCCCTTGACCGTCATCAACTACAACCGTAGTTGCTACAATGGGATCACCATTTGATTTGCGAATTACCCAGTCAGTTGTCTGAGATACTCCGGTTTTACCCTCTCCAGTACCTCTTACTGTCAGCTTGACAACCAAATCACCGGTTGTATATTCAGTTACTTGTTCCAGATTCATTCCAACAGGAACATAATCCAGTATCTCGTTATAACCCCAGTCATGATCTGCGAATGTGTAAATATTCTCAAATTCTGAGTAGTTATCGAAAAAGATATGCACCGGGTATGATTGCATTTTATCTTCTGGTGGTAACCCCGCTACCATGCCAATCTTACAACGGAAACCCCTAAAAGTTCCATCTGATAATTTAGTAGCCCAATGTGAGCCACCCTCAAAGAATGGGAAGAAGTCAAACCAAATATCTTCTAAATCTAACATTCTTTGATAGTCGCAAATTGACGCATCCAGGTATATCATACCGCTTGGGATTGGCTTTTTGCCTATACTCTTTTTACCCCTTGCAGAGGTGAGTATTTCTGCTTCGTCTGCGGTGTTTACAAAAGAATCAATCGGTAATGCTAAAGCATCCCGGCTTGCATCTGCTATTAAAGATAGTACGTTTTTCCATGCCGCTGCCTGTTCTAATGTTGTAGCCGTCCATGCAGTACCGCCCTTTTCTTGTAATACACCACCTACCATATCTTCTAACATCGAAGCGCATTCACCCCATCCGTTAAAATATGCTGTTTTACATGCCATTTTTTTTAATTTTTAAGTTATTGCTGTTATTAAACCGTTTACTACTGTTATCGTTTCGCCACTTGCTGCGGTAAATGAACCCGTTGCCCCTGTAACTATTGTATCAATATAAGGTTTCAGAGCTAACTGTTTATTAGTTCCTGTAGCTGCATCCGTTATATCAGATACATCAACTATCTCAATCACATCAGCATCAGCAACCGATGCGGCTGCCAGTACTGTCATTGCAGATATTTTCTTTGTGTTCGTTGCCATTATCCTAATATTAAAAGTTTGTTACCTTCTGTCAATCTGTATTTACCGCCTTCTGTTATGCGATATCCAAACAGTTCTTTACAGTCTATTAAATTTAAGTTTAAATCATTTATTACTATTGCATCCAAAGCATCGTTCCCGATATTGCCTGAGTTACCATAAGTATCCGTTTTACCGTAATACAACCGATCCCATTTAGTATGGGAATACCTGTCATCTGAACTTACATACTTACTGTATTTGATATATTCAATCAATAGCTCATATAACGGTTGTAATGTCGGTATGAATGTATTAGCGTAACGGTTGGCAGCTTTAAAGTTAGGATCAGTCTTAGTCATAATTACAATAGTCAAACCCGTTACGGTTATCTTCTTCTTGTCGTTACTCTCTTGAAAATCCTGATATAAAGCAATAAGCGGGTATTTATCGTATTTGAACTCTTCATTGCTTGACTTCTTGCTTAGTATGTTGAATATCTCTATCGGATGACCATGTAAATAAAATGGTCGTTTGTCGTTCTTAGCATCCCATTCATCCCGGACATCTTGAACTATTTCCGCAAATATGTCAACAAATAAACTGATACATCAAAACTATTAACAGTTCCTATATCGGTAAATACCCACTCATCATAATTGGATTCATGCTCCGTCATGAAGTTATAAGCTGATGCGATAAGACTATCCTGTGAAGCGAAACCATACAACTCCCTCAACCGATGCCACGCCCCGCTCAATCGTTGTGCAGGGCTGGCAGGGATTGCGTTTTCATTCTTGGAACCCACCTCTCCTAATGTTGACGTTCTTGTTGTTTCATTTCTCAGATACCAGTAAAAAACATAGTAAGCAATCAATGAAATCTTATCCGTATTTTGCAGACCGTTCCATTTGATTGTTTCGCCTGATACTGTGTATTCTTTACCCTCTACAATATCCTTAATTCTTTGAGGTGAAGTACCCGAATTATAAGCATTTATTAGCTTCCATAAAGCATAACCAAAAAGACTAATTAAAATCTCTTTTTCATATCTGGTTATTATGGGTGCTAAAGCCTCATAATCATCATCAGGAATATTGATATCATGTACAAAATATGTCTTATCTATTAAGCTCATTTTTTAGCTTTCTTAATCTCTATGTATCCACCTGCTAAAAGATGTTTTTTCAGCCTGTCGTTGACCTCAATAGAATCTCCTTTCTTGTGGATGCCGAAATGCTTTTTTAATTTAAACTTCATGATTTAATTATTTATGGGAGTCCAAAATATTGTTTGAACTCGAAATTTGTTATCGTAGATGTGCCCGTTCCTACAGGCGTAAAAGTAATTTTATACTCTCGATAGAAAGTTTCAGCGGCTGCACCTGTTATAATAATAGTGTCTGCTGCTGATCCTACATGATCCATATCCCATGTAACATCGCTAATGGCAGTCCATACAGTCGTTTGATCTGTAAGTCGGCCTGTCAATGCAATATTCAATGAGGTATGATTCCCGGTTGTGCTGTCTACCGCTACTGCTATGTATGGTGAAGTATGCCAATTTTGTCCGGCTTTTACAATAAAATACTGAGCAACAGCATTCGTAAGAACAACATCAGTTGTGTATTCTTTATAAGTGTTGCCTGAGTTCAGATTTAATGTGGCTATTTGAGCATTCATAAACATGAAACCCATTACCAAAACGATTAATAAAGTTATCTTTTTCATTTTATGTCCTCCTTTAAGCTGTTACCTTATTAATCCCGTCAATATCTGCATCTAAATCAGTTGACTTTAAAAATGCGTCAACCTCTGCATTACGGATAAGTAATGAACATTCTAAGTTAGCCAGGATTGTAAGAATCCTTTTTGCAAAATCGCCTGTCAGGTTGTAACCGATTTCAATTTCTGCTGCTCCTGTTGAGTATAACCTTGCTTTACTGGAATCACCAACAACACAAGTTCCTGCCGTTACTGAGTTAGCCTCTACAACTTTTATATTGTCAATCATTCCATTAACAATTAACGGAATAGGAATACCATCTTCAGTCTTATATCCTTTTAATTTAAGAACATCGTAAGAATTTAGCCATGCCGTATCAACATTATATTTAGTGTCTTTCATGATCTGAGCTGCCATTGATACAATAAGGTCTTTCAATGTAGCTACGTTTGGTGAAAACCCACCGGCTGCAATAAAAGCGGCTGCGTCAAATGCTGTTGAGCGTGTATAGATACCACCTATCTGAGGTGCTGATCCTGATCCTGTATAACAATAGTCATCTAACGACTCTTGCACATCTTCATTCAGAAGCCTTTTAATTTCATTCTCCATTACGGAAACATGCTTCAGAGCTTCTTTGTGTACCGGAACCTTTGCAGAAATATTATCAACGGTTTCTGAATATCCAGTCCATGCGTAAACTTGTTCTGCTGCTGCGCCACCATCTGAGCGGGCTGCTGCATTGTTTGTGCGTGTTGTCTGGTCAGTCCAGTAAATAACGCCATGATCATCCGGTGTTAATGCAAATTGTGATAATGATGGTGCTAAACGGTTAGCCTGTGTTTGCACTTCTGCCCAATCTGGCAGAAACATGCCTATTGGATCATCTGTAATACTCGCAAGTCCGATAGTTGTTTTTCTGATAGGTGCATCAATCTTAAATTTATGTGAGCCTCCTGCACCGATTTTGCTAATAGTTTCAAATTCTTTAGCAATAACTTCTTTAAATGTTTCTTTTTTGGCTGGTTTACCTTTTACCATTTGCTTAATGGCTATTCCTTGAGCCTCAAAAACTTTCATTTGATCGCTATTATTTTTAGCGATCTCATCTCGAAGCAATCCGATGCTTTTCGTAAGCTCTTCGCTTGCCTCTTTTTTCATCTGCTCTTTCATTGCAGATAGCTGATCGGCTTTGAATTTGTTAAGTTCATTGAAGTATTTAATCTGCTCCTCTGAACTCAATTCCGCAACCTCCTCAGCTTTTAATTCTTTAAATTTGTCCATTTCTTTAATTTAAAAGTGATAATATTAAATTTGTCTTTTGAGTGCCTTTTGGCGGCTCTTGTGAAGTGCTATTAGCGGCTTCCTTTATATCAAGTGTTGGGGTTGCCCTGTTGCTCCCTAATGGAACGGCTGAACCCTCTATTACTTTCGCTTCTTTTACTGCCCAAAAATAACCATGTGTATCGGCTTCCGATTTGTTGGCTATCTCAGGATAATACTTTTCCCATGCTTCAAACTCAGCTCCATAATTTTCATCATTGATAGCCATTATCAGTTTAACATACTGCATGCCGACTGAATGATTCTTTACATTGCCTTGTTTGTATTGGTTAAGCATATATGGATTACGTTCTTTTTTGATAGTTGAATCAAATATTAACGCCTCTGTTTTACCCTCAAAATTATATCCAAGTTCTTTCCATGTGTAGGTTTTAACAGTTGCTTTCAAATCCTTACCGTCTGCAATTATCTTATTAAACTCCATCTTATGCTCCTGCAAATGCATAATCATTTTATTTTCTTTGATGGATTTATTCCAGATGCCAGGCAAATGAACATCCTGATGAGAGTCCATTAAATTGGTAGTGTTGATAACTGCCTTAATTGTTAGCTCATTACCCTCTCCATCGGCCTTAGTTGCTTCATATTGAAATCCAGGTAATGCAAACAACACCCCATCAGCCCGTTTCATTTCGGCTTTCTTCTGAGCTATCAATGTTTGCTTATTCTCTACCATCCATGCAAACAATTCCTTTTTAGTTTTAAAGTCTTTCATTTCGTTACTACCTCTCTATTAATTACGCTTTTCTCCCTTAGCTTTCGTTTCTTTTCAATCTCCCTTAGTTGCTCAGGTGTTAATCTTTGCCGTTTCATATATTAAATTTCTTTAGTTCTGTTTGGTATTGGTCTATCGTAATTGCACCATCTGTTAAAGCTCTGTTTAATGCCATTGTCATCGTGTTGACTGTTTGCGCCCTTTGTCTTAAATCTTCAGCAAATACAGGCAAATGAGCAAACGAAACAACTATATGCCATGACTTATTATCAGTATCAAGATGGTTATTGATTGCTCCTATACGCTCATTCATATCGGGCGCTATGGTTTCCTCATAAAATTGCTTTTTAGCTTCTTTAAGATTGGCAAATGTTACCCCTTTTTGACTTGCTAATACTTCATAAGGCACACCGTAAGCATCACAAATCCGTGCTGTATCCTCGCGGGTTTCATCAAACAATCCCATGTTATTGGCATTGATTGTCATATCTGAATAGTTCAATACCATCGAAGTCATGATAGGTAATTGTCCATGATCTCTTAACGCTTGTTGGACTTCTTTCTTTTCTCCTGGAATTAACGGTACTCCTAACCCTGTTGCATCTGACTGGTTATTTGATAGGATTCCGATAGGCATATTCAATGCAATGTTACGCTTTGTATAAGCTGCACGGATATTTTTTAAAGCAGGCTGCAAGGCTTTTAGCTTTGATGTACCTAATAAAATATTATTAGTTTCAACTCTATTATCATTCAAATGGATTACACTTGCTTTGTCAATAGGAATTTTAGTTCCATTTATCGTGTAGGAATATTTAACCGATTCTCCTGACATCTGCAAAAAGTAAGGGGTTTGCTTGTCGTAGCTGATAGCCATTTGATCAGGATTCAAAGTGTACATCCCCTTGTATGTGGTTGCTAATCCAACGGGAGTAAGGAAATAAATATACTCATTCCCCCAAATATCCCTGAATAAACTTGACTGCCTCCAAAATTCATCTTGACCTTGAAACCAGTTAGGGCTTCTCAGAATCCTGACAAGCGATTGATTTGCCGCTTGTTCTTTACCTGTTTGTTTGCTTTGGATCGTTATAATGCCTGATGATATTGCCCTTGCTCTCAGATTGAGTATAGCGTTAAGCTCAGGAATCTCTAAGAAGTCTTTAAGATATTCACCTGTTCCAAATAATTTGTTAGCAGTTCCGACCGGATACCACTCAGTGCTACCAAGTTTTACAGTCTGTTTCGAGGTCTTACGCCCCCAGTTTCTAAAGAAGTGATCTGGCATACTTGTACAATGTATGCACACAAATATACTTTATATGTTCACATTTGTAAAGTACTCAGAATCGGAAACCTTTGTAAACTATTGTTAATTAATAGCTTTATGAGTTAAAAAAAATATATATGCTAACTTAGAAAAGTTGTATTTTCTGATAACCCTTGTTACTTTTCCGTTCTTTATTTCGGTAGGGATTATGACAGGATTGTCTTTACGGTAGCTTACAAATTTACTTATTTTTGGAATGAATACTTCTGTCTGAGTAACCATCTCATCGGTGTAAATGTTTATGTAGCGTTTCATTGCATATAGTTTATAACTCCGTAACAATTCCTGAATATCATTCCATCAGGCGCAACCCAAAAATAATTCTTATCAATGATATTTGCCAAATCAACGGTACATCCCCACGGCTTAACCCTTGAAAAGCCTAATCTATTCTCAGCAATTTCTTCTACATCTACCCTGTGAAGCTGTTTAACTGAATGATATGCTTTTAAAAATCTTTCTTGTTTGTCGCTCCTGCCATGAAAGGT